ACTTCGTTTCTATCCATGTCTCCTTGAAATCTTCCTTCGTCTCTCATAATTTACTCCTATGGCTCTGTTGGAAATGTAACATCATTATAATTATCATCATCAGTATAGCTACTTGGCAAATCTCTTAGTGCCTGTCTGTAAGTAACCCACTCTGCTTTTTTGCTATCTGATAGTGGACTATCTACAGCTACAGTCCAATCACAATCTTGTAGCATAAACAACCTTAAATTTCTTATTTTTTGTGTTGTTGTAAGAGGATTTTCTGGTGTTGGTGCAAATATTTTACTCATTATTGTTTGTTTAGTTTTAGTGCTGATATTCTTGTGCTAAATCCAGATATAGCAGGTGTTACGCCTGAATTATCTTGTATAACTTGACCTTCAAAAATTGCTGTAAAACTAGTGTTAGCAGCCAACGATATCTTACCGCCAAGTATTATGGGTTGTAACATATTGCCACCAACTGGAGAATTATAATCTGCTATTACAGTTGAGCCAATTCTTATTCTTGACTCAACTTGCGTTAAATTATTTATAGTTCCACCTACCATGCAATTAGCGACAATCTGATAGTCACCACCTTCTGCTGTAGTAAATGTTGCTTGAATAAGGCTTGTAAAATTATCAGAGCTTCTACCATCCCCAAATGCTGTTGATCCTGCCGCGCCATTAACAACCATAGAACCAACTGCTCTTGTTCCTATCTCTGATACGCTAACTCCACCTGATGTTATTTTCAAACCACTGCCGTCTGCAGTTAGTGTTGAACCATTTAAAGTAATCCTTGTTGCGCTTAAATTTCCTGCTGTGATACTACCTGCATTAAGATTGCTAATTGTCATATTGTTAGCATCTATTGTTCCTGCATTTAATGTTCCAACATTACCTGTAATTGCAGACAAGGTGCTTACATTTATTTCTCTAGCTGTTACCGCATCAGCATTAATTTTTCCTGCAGTTACTTGGTCAGCTTGAATATGTCTAGCTATAATTGCATCTGTTGCAATTTTTGATGCAATAATATTATTAGCTAAAATTTTTGCTGAAGTTACTGCGTCAGCTTGAATCTTTGCTGCTGATATTGAGTCAGTGCCTAATTTGCCCTCAACGATAGCACCTGCAGCTATTACATCTCCTTGTATCGCATCTACTGCTATCTTTGCATTGGTAACAGCATCATCTGCCAGTTTAAGTTCTGTGATAGTGCCATCACCAATAACTGCTGCAGTGAATGTACCATTTACAGAGCCTACAAAACCTGAATGCTGTCCTGAGTGATTGATTGCTCTTACCCAAAAATAGTAGGTAGTGCCTGCTGTTAGTCCGTCTTGATCGCCAAATATAGTAGTTGTAATTGCATTAGGCTCACCATACAGAGTATCTACAAGGTATGTGTCATCAGTTGGCGTGGTGTTTGCAGTTCTTCTATAAACCTTGACTGCTCTTAGATCACTATTGTTAGGGTTTGTCCATGATACCAATATATTTTGTTTGCCTGTGCTAGAAGTCAAACTGCTTGGTGCTGATGGCGCAGAGGAAGCTGCAGAAATTGTGATATTAACTGCGCTAGTATAAGCACTAGCCACACCGTTAAGGTCTATGTGTCGTAGTTTGACATTGTAAGTGCTACCTACCACCACATTGGGAATAGATGCCTTTGTTACGCCCTTGCCTGCCGTAAAGTCAGCAGTGTAGTTAGAATCAGCGTTTAACTTATAGGCTATCTCTGTAAGCACCACTTTATCACTAGCGTTGTTAGTCCAGTTCACAAGTATGTCTACCTTACTGGTCGTGCCGTCAATAGCGTTCTGCTGTGCTAGGGACAGGTTTGTCGGTGCGGTTACACTGTAATCACCTGTTGACACATTAGAGCCTTCTGCTTGTCCTGTGGTGTAGTCGTTAGTTGCAAAGTTAAATACAGATGCTTCTACCTCTTTAAGGTTTAATCTAGTAGCTATAACTGTTACTTCATCATCCTGCATAGCTTCCATATTTGTAGATAAAACTTCAAAGGCTTTTTGCGTGTAGCCAAGTCTTTCATTTGTAAGATATACCCAGTCATTAGGTTGACACCGCATGAATTGCAGACTAACTAATACGGATAATGTCGTTGTTTGCCTTTGGCTTTTAAGAGCTATGCGCCCCAAGCGTTGTGCCATAGTATCTGTAACAGTAAATGGTAATTGCACTTCCATTCTTTTTACATAATTTGCTGTGCTTTCTCCACTAGGCGTATCTTCATTTAGCATGGTGGAATCTGCAAAAACTTCTGCATCTGTTGACTGATAATCAAGGCTTCTGTCAACATATATTGGTTTGACTGAGTTATATAAATCACCGCTAGAAGCATTCGTTGAAATAGAAACAGGTGCTAATAACTCATCATCTGTAATTGTAAGGCTTGGTGTTTGTGATGCGCCTGCAAACACTGTAAATTGACCATTCACATAAGACATCTTACCTGCCATAGAACTTAAAACAGACTCTAAAACACCAGTGCCATTTGCACTAAAGTTTGTAAATCCGTTAGCTGTATATCTTCTTTCTGTCGTTGAACCATCTGCAAGCGTTACAGTTTGATCGCAAGTATTTGCAGCTGATGCAATGCCACCTGCATTAGTTGTATCGTTAATTTCTGATGCTTTAGCTTTTAATCCATATTGTGTATCTGCCAAAAAATCTCTAATAATTAAAGCAGGGTTTGATCTTTGCAAATCTGTTGTTGCATTGGCACTTGTTCTAGGGTCGTAAACATTTTTACCTTTAACCTCAAATGATACTGTAGGCAAACCGCCACCAAACTTTTCTGCATCAAACACCATTTGTATATATACAAAAGCACAACCTAAAAATTTATCGGTTGTACCCATGCTTGTAAGCTGTGCATCCATATAACCATTTGCTGCTGTTTGACTGCCATCTTCAAAGGAGTAACGAACTAATCTGCCACTACCAAAATTATTATCATTCTCTGTGTTGGTAAAATCAGAATTAGTAACCGTATGTACTGTTGAACCACTTATTGTTGATGTGGTAGTAGTAGTATTAATATCATTGAGCCTTAATGTTTCTAGGCTTTCTATTTCATGTCCTGCTAATACTATTACCATGTGCAAAAGGTAATTATCTGTACCACTGGTTTCAATATGTACTTGTGTTCCACCTACACGACATTGACCATAAACAATCTGTCTTGGTACTAACCCACCCCTTGCCGAAAATTTATTACCAAAATTAGCTGTAGAAGCGTTTACGCCTTTTGATGTCATGCCACCTATTGCGCTCGCTACTAAAGTAGAAGCAAAGGTAAAAACTGCGTATTCACCAAAAGCAAAAGCAAATGAGCCTGCAAGACCTGCAGTCATTCCCATAGTGCCAAAGTATGCTGCTGCAGCGCCACCTGTTACCACTATAACTGTTGCAACAAGAGCTGCTTTAATTGCTTTACCCATTAATCAAATCTCCAAACTCTGTAAGCTAATGAACAGTCAACAACATTTATTCCGTCATCTGTGGGCGTAAGTATTCCAAAACCATTGCACATTCCAACAAGAAAAGAACCAACACTTTGTTCGTAAACAACTAGATCACCGCAAGTCATGTAGGCTTTATCTATCTCACCTACGCCTTTTGCGTTGCAGGCTTTCTCTATGCTTGTTTCTAAATCACCACCGTATGATGCTATGGCTTTCATGGCACTTGTTTCGTCATGCCACTTTAATTTTTTAGGAATTAAATCTTCGCCTGTTATTTGCTTTATTAGCGCATTGCTAAACTTACAACAATCATTCTGCCCCCACTTAAACGCAAAATTATTGTTTTCTACAAAGGAATCAAACATTGCTTGCCAGTTAGGTAGTTTTTTCATTGTCTAAAAACATCACGATTGGGTATATGACCTGCTTCAGACTCTCCTCTACCTCTACCTGCTCCGTCACCAACGCCTGCTTTGCCCCAGTTAATTTGTTTATCTTGTAAGGATGCTACTCTGTTAAAACCTGTATCACCTGAGTGCAAAAAGTTTTGTGATTCTTTTGTGTATCTAAGGTTAGAAGGTCTGTCTAGGTCTACAAGTCTATTTTCCGCATCTATCGTAACCGTAGAGCCTTCAGGGGTATCGTTAATTACTAGGCTAGTCATTCTACCTTTGAACAAAGTAAGCGTTCCTGCTACCTCATTTGTTCCACCCATTACATATCCCATAAAGATAGTAATAGGTCTGTTTTGATAGTTCTCTGTTAGTGCGTAATTTACAACTGTCGTGTCCATGCCTGACAAAGCAACAACAAGCCCATTAGACTTTAATTCTAAATTATCTTCTGCGTTACTTACACTCAATAATGTACCTGCGCCAGTGTATGTTTCTGAACTAATTGTCAAGTCATCTATGCCTGACCATACCCTTATGTCATCTGTATCAAACTCTGCTTTTACCGCAAAAAATAAGGCTTGTTCGTCTGCGCCTAGACGATTTACGATAGAACTATCTAAACCCTGCCTAGTAGCCATTAAATTACCTCAATACAAGAAAAACTAATGCCGTAGTTGGATATTCGGTCTGCT